AGCCTATGTGTATTACCGCACTCCTGAGACAGAGTATTGGGACGGTTACCTAGGCCAAAAAGTTACCATCTTTGACGACTTTGGTCAAGCCGAAGAGGTTCGAGGAGGTGACTCTGCCCATCTCGATATTATTCGCTGCCTCAATGGCGTCCCAGCCTTGTTGCACATGGCTGCCCTCAACGACAAGGGCTCTACTTATTTCACTAGCCCGTTAGTCATTTTGAGTAGCAATGTTGACGTGCCCCGGTCTGAAGCTATTGCCGATATCAAGGCTGTGATTCGCCGCCCTGATTTTTATGTGCGCGTCGACCTCCAGCCCGAGCTTAAGATTGACGAGAACTTCCTAGGTGATTCTTCTCGCGATTATGAGATTATGGCTATGATCAAGACTTCACAGGACCCCCTCGTTAAATCCTGTGTTTATGACCTAACCCTATATAAAGTCCATGCTCAGAGCCTTCATCCTCATGACATTTCGCCGATCTCTCCTCTCGGCCTCCTTGACCGTATACTCGAAAAAGGCGCGGCTAATTCCGCTGCCTTCGAGGATAAAGTCCCTCCTGGGGCCGAGAAGAGAGCAGATCGTGCTTCGGAACTGCAGCGCATTTTCGTCGAAAGGCAACTGGCTGTTGACAAAGCCTCCAAGAAGCCTATTCCCGCCCCGGCCCCCAAGCCCGCCCAGGACATTAACGTCTTCCAAGGCATAGTTGAGTTTAAGGACCGGTTTATAGCTGGTGCTAAGGCTACCCCTCCCGTTACAGACCCTAATGCGTGCTTTGAGGACTTTTGGCGTATTTTCAAGATTTACCTATCGGTCCGTGAGCAAGAGGGCGTTAAAGCCATTAACACCCTAAACTCCCAAGCCAAGGTTCTAGAACTCTTAGAGGTCGTCGGCCTTGATTGGGACGACGTTCTTAAGAACTTCCATCGTGAGCTCATAGTGGCTGACCGCCGCTATCGTCTTGCCAACGCTCTCAACCCTGAGCGAGTCGCCATTCTTAACACCCCCCCGACCGGCAGTTATGCCGACCATGACGTTCATCCGTCTGCAGCCGTTAAGGAGTCTAAGTCTTGGTTCGATTGGTCAGACTGGGAACCCGTCTTTAGTCCCGTCAAGAGCCAAGCGGCCTTGAACGTGGCGGGTACGCCTTTCAGTTTTAAAGCGTACTTCGCCGACTTATTCTCTGCCATTGGCAATACCGTGCGCCGTATTGCAGGCGATATGTTCGAGCTCTTTGGCAAGTATTGGTATATAGTACTTGCCGTCTGTACCGCATTCACCTTAAGTATCGTCCTTTGGCGTTGGGTCACTTTAGGCTCAACTACTGAGAACAAGGCCGAGTCGATCCCGTCCAGGATTCGCTCTAAAATTACGGTTAAGAAGAGTTTGGCAATGCTCCGGGCTCGCCAAAAGCCCGGTGCCCCCCCGAACGCCTTTCAAGCCACAGCTGACCTGCAACGAGCTGGGAAGAAGGTTCTTAAACATACCTATCACACCTTTTGGGAGCAAAACTCCACTGAAGCCTTTGGCCATGTGACCATGCTGACTGACCGAGTCGGCCTTGTTAACATCCACACCTGTGACATCGTCGTTGCAGGAGCTGAGATCCGAAAGATCGACCGCGTGTACCTTATGGCGTTCGGCTGTTTAAGCCACCGCTACGCGGTCCCAATCTCAGCTTTCGCCAAAGTTCATCGTGGTGAGCACGCCATAGACCTTGACTTAGGCCTCATTGCTTTCCCAAATTGCAATCTGCCTCCCGCCAGCGACCTTATCGATAACATCCCCAGTATCTCTGATTGGGAAGGACGCTCCCAGTTGAGCATCATAACCCCTCATGTGATTGCCACTGACGAGAGTATTGCTTGGTACGTGGACACTGCCGCTATTATAGGCGGCACGACCGGGCCTTACGAAGGGCCTGATGGCACTGAGTTCACTAATGCTTATAACATTAACTACAACTGTCCGACTCGTTCTGGGCAGTGCGGTTTGCCCGTTCTCTCCGACAGCATTACTGGCAAGTATTTTGTCGGACTCCACAAGTGCGGCAACACCCGTTCCGGCTGTGGAGCTCCACTGGTCCGTGAGTGGGTAGACGACGAACTCGAGTTGCTCCAATCGACTTACCCAGATTATCGCATCCTTAAGTTCAAAGATGCCCGTGAACTAAAGGAGGCCCCAAATAACTTTTCTCAATGTTACCCTGCCCCCGTGGCTGGTGTCACCAAGCCCTTCCACGGTAGCGATGAGACCAAGCTCCAACCCTTACCTCATGCCTACCTGTTTGAGCAGTCCACCGCCCCGGCCGTCTTAGACACTACCAAGATTGACGGGAAGTGGGTTAACCCTTACATCCTTAACCGCGAGAAAGTCCCTGAGATACTCCAGACTTACCCCGAAGTCCGCGACGCAAAGCGAATTATTTCAACTGTTCTCTTGGGAGATTCTAGGCCCGCTAACGCCGACCTTAAGTTTTGGTGCCGTGTCCTTACCTTTGAGGAGGCCCTTTATGGAATCCCGGGTACTGCCTTATCCGGTGTCGACCTCAGTACGTCCGCCGGTTATCCCTGGTGTATCCAAGGCGGTACGTCTAAGAAACCATGGGTGACCGACCCTGACAAGTTCGCCCTCTTGCGAAAGACCGTCGAAATTAAAATAGGCCTCATGAAACGAGGCTACCGACCTGACTTTATGGTTATGGACGTTATGAAGGACGAGCGTCGCACATTGGAGAAGGTCAGCACAGCTTCCAGCCGTGTTGTTTCCCCTACCCCTTTTGACGAGCTGATCATTGACCGCATGTACTTCGGAGGTTTCGCGATGTGGATTCAGCTGAACAAAGTGGACAATGGCATAACCATAGGAATGAATCCTTACGGAGACGACTTTAACTATATGTGCACTAAGTTGTTCCGTGAAAATTATTCCGTGTTTTGTGGTGATTCAAAAGCCTTTGACCTCTGTCAACACCAAGAACCGCTACGCCACATATTCAGCGCGATAAATGACTTTTATGGGGACGACCCAGAGTCCAACCTCGTCCGGGACATTCTGTCACTTAGCTTCTTCAATGCACGTCACATCTGTTTCCCGGTTTCCGTCTCGCCTACTGTCGCCCGCGAATTGGCCGCTTTGCCGGTGACTCCAGATCCTTTTACTGTTGAGCACCACCTCAAGATTCTCAACGCTAGCAACCACCGTGAAGAGCTCTACGTCTATGACCTCTCGACCGGTGATCCTAGCGGTCACTTCTTGACAGCTTGTGTCAATTCCTGCTATTCCAAGACCAAGCCCTACCTTGTGCTCCAGTGGCGTATGAGCGACACGGCCTACGTTATCTCAGTCTTCCAGGATGGTCTTCTAGTAGTCATGGTTCTTGGTGACGACTTCATTATAAGCGTTCACAAGAGCCTGCATCATCAACTTAATGCTATGACCTTCGCTGCTTTCTCAGCCCTCTATGGTATGACGATCACTCGTGAGAACAAAGAGCCTATCACGGTTCCGTTCCCCCCCGACCCTCCGGTTTTCCTTAAGCGGTTGTGCCGCTACGAACGCCGCATCGGTAGGTGGGTTGGTTCTCTCCAGATGACCTCTATTGTGGAGGCTTTCTGTTGGGTGCGTAAGACTAACCCCACCACACGCGAGATTAAAGGTCAGTTCGAGGGGGCGATCCTCGAACTTAGCCTCTGGGGTCCTGAGATCTATGATCAATGGTATCCCCGGATCAGCGAAGCCTACCGCGTTACCTTTCGCGCCCCTATGCCCCGTATCGCGTGGCATGAAGCTGTTGCTCAGGTTAGCACACTCCATGCCGACTTTCGTCCCTGAAAGTGAACCTGTCCGGCGGGACGTTAAACACGCGGGCCTTGCCTGCCCTCGCTTCGGCGAAAAGGCGTTCGGTTGCGGATTTCTTCTAGTCCTAGCCGCACCGTTCCAATTTCCCTATTTAGGGATTAGGACAGCCTCTACACAAATTGTGTTATGTGACGGAGGTAGATACACAGCTCAATCACTACAGTTAACCCCTTCTACCGCTTCCACCAAGGAGCAACCTTCCGCCGTAGGCCCCAACGGCCCTACCATCGTTGACACAGCACCTCACGTCACCGTCGCTGAAACCTCCAGTACCGACGTCACCACCAAATTCGTCGGTTCGCTGGTCGTAGAGAAGAATGACTCCCATGTCACTACCTTTAGTTCGCCCACCTTCATCAAGTCCATGACTACCGAGTATCTTATGACACTCAAGAAAGCCCTTTGCCGACCTGTTCAGGTGGCTACTGGCACCTGGGCCTCTACTGACACTATGGGTACATTTCTACTATCTAGCGAGGTGCCTCAGCTGTTGCTCAATCAGACCATCTTCTCCAAGAAGCTCGATGGCTTCCAGGGTATCCGAGGTTCCATATCTCTACGCCTTCAGGCCACAGCCAACCCCTTTCAACAAGGGCTTTTGAAGCTCCAATTCTACCCTATGGCTTCTCAGGACCCGACTTTCGCTCAGCGAGCTACAGACCCCTCTTCCTGGTCGTTTTGGCCTAGCGTCGAACTGAACCTTGGGAAGGAAACAGCCTGCGAGCTCCGAATCCCCTTTGCCTTGCCGGTCTCATTCTGTGACCTGGTAACTACTATCAGTACCTTGCGCCCTCAGATGGGTGGTGTTTACATCACTGTTTACTCACCTTTAAAGTACGGCTCCGGAAGTAATACCGTTGGTTGGAACCTTTACGCACATTGGAATGAGGACGACCTCGAGTTGTTTAATCCCACCCCCAATGCCTACCAATCCGGTGGCCACCATGTCGCCAAGAAGGTAACACCTGCCGACACCGAGAAGAAGTCTGACAGTCTGTCGGGCTCCCTTGCGGCCGGCTCACATTTGGCAGAGTTGGCCACTGGCATACCTATGCTTGCTGACGTTGCGGGCCCGACCGCTTGGGCCTTGCGCGTCGCTTCTAAAGTTGCCAGTGCCTTTGGTTATTCTCGACCCCCCATCGATGCCAAACCCACGTATGTGGTCAACCAGGCCTATCCTTATAGTTCTACTGTTGAAGGACCTGATGTGTCTATGCCACTTTCCCTCACTGCCCAACCTACTCTTAAGAGTGAACCAACCTTGGTCGGCAAGCTCGGTGACGAGATGTCGATCGATGCCTTCGTTGGTAAGTTCGGGTACTGTGAGACCGTTAACCTCACCTCCGGTTCAGGAGTCGGCACCGTCATCTACAACTATCCGTTGGGAGTGGGCGTCCACACCGTCTCCGAGACTAACTGGCCTAAGCCTTTTCAAATGCTGGGCTACTGCTTCAACCTCTGGCGCGGTAACTTGCGGTTTCGCATTAAATTCGTTAAGACTAAGATGCACACCGCCCGCCTCATGTTTGCGTTCTTCCCTGGTGTTCAGGCTGCTCAGACACTCGCTACGGCTGAGTATGTCCACCGTGAGATTATTGACATCGCTTCAGTTGAGGAACTCATTTATGAGCTTCCGTTTACTGCGCAAACCCCTTACCTCAACACTACTACCGGAGTCACCTATTATGGGTCTTTCCAGATTCTGGTGGTCAACCCCCTCCAAGCCCCTAATACCGTAGCCAACAACATTGATTTCATTGTCGAGACGGCGATGGGCGAGGGCTCCGAGTGGTTCGCACCCGCACCCCTCTTGGACCTCCTGCCCGTCGTCCCCAATGGCACGTTGGACACCGCGAAACTCAAGAATGTCCCTCAAGCCGCCCCGATCGGAGTAGTCAAGGTTGCTACCTTGTCTGACGCTCAACCTACCGGTCACCAGACCGAGACAGCCCAATTGTGCGTCGGAGAAAAACTCCTTTCACTCAGGCAACTCATCAAGTACCCCGCCAACTTGGCCACAACTTACATCAAGCTGGTGATATCGATAGATGCCAACGGCGATAGTACCATCTGGTACTATAATCCCGCGACCTTCGGAGCGATGTCTGGCCTTAATAGCCAGCGTACACGCGACTTCCTAAACTTGTTTGCCCCTTACTTTCGCTTCAATCGTGGCGGGATCCGAGTTCGTGGCGACTTCGGCTTGCAAGCCGTGGCTAGCTCTGCTGATGCCAATGGCTTGGCCGTCTACGCCAGTCCCCAGATTCCCGTCAGTTCTGACGCCGGATTATTCGGTGCAAGTACTGCCTACACCTGGGCTGCCGAGTTGGCTACTCGCGATAACCAGATTTGGAAGTTCACCCTCCCCGCTTGGCAAGCGGTGCCAATGGTGCCAAACCAATATGCCACATCAATTACAGCCCCCAATACCAGCTTGGCCTCCAGGCGACCCAATGTCGTGTTTCGCATGCGCAATGCTCCTCCTAACATCGCCCTTAGCGTCCACATGGCTCGCCAGCCTGCCGATGATTATGAGCTGCTCTTCTTTGTCGGGCCTCCAAAGTTCGACATTCCTCCGCCTTAACACAGCGGGGACGCTATCCATGAGCGTCTTAAAAGAAACAACATGGACCATTTTCACCACGTCTACGTATACGTCGTGCGAGTTCGTAAGATCCCGTTCGTATAGTTCCGTGTGTGAGCCCCGATCTCAGCTCTCTGTTCCTCAAAACCAACCGAGTCCTCATACCGGTGCACTAGACAGCCGTCATCCGTGACGTGTTTCGACCTGATTAAAAGCGTCAGGCTGTCGTTAATTCGCCCTGAGTCACCTACTCCCCTGTCCGCAGGGGGGTGGCTCTTTCTTTTTACC